TGGTTGACAGCAGAGACTGATTTCCCCATACGACGGTGAGCCACAACGACTCCGAATCGCTTGTCTGCAAGCGCATGGTGGATCTGTAGCTGTTGCGCTCGCGGTGCATACGGAATGACTATTCTGGTTGCGCCCATGATATTTGCATACTAACTGGTTGCCCGTCCTGGCCTGTTATCTCGTGCTTAATGCTTTCATGCCACTTCGCTCGTGTCTTTAGCCAAAATATCATCGCCGTTGTATTGCCAGCCATAGCCTGTTGATAAAGGCTTTTCGCAACAGCAGCATTAGCGTCAATCCTGCCGTCGTCCAACTCCTTCTTGTAATACTTAACCAAAGTGTCTGCGCTCAGTTCAATCTTGGCAGCAATATCCTCGTGACGCACCCCTACCGCTGCCAGTCCTCTTACTAGCTTTCGGTTCTCATCTGTAGGCTCATGTAGCTTACCTTGCATTTTTAACTCCGAAGGTCGGCTAATTCAGCCTTCTTTCCGGTGAATTCTTCCCATCGCTTAACGATGACATCGCAGTATTTTGGGTCTAGTTCCATCATCCGACAAGAGCGACCTGTTTTTTCGCAAGCGATAAGTGTTGAGCCTGAGCCGCCAAACAAGTCAAGAACATTGCCAGGGTCTCCATAACACTCAAAACACCATTCAGCAAGCGCTATTGGTTTTTGTGTTGGATGAACTCTTTTTTTTCCTTGCTCTGATGCTTTAATCATTCCATGCCACATATGCCGAAACACATCAACGCGAACACCACCGTTTATAAATGCCAGTTCTGCTCCGGAAAATGTGTCGCCTTCGCGCTGCTTATCCCAGACAAGCCAGCCGTGCCCGTCCGGTAAAACGCTCGGATAGTAGTTCGCACCCCAGAAGATCATCCTAGCCTCAGGCCATTGGCCGGCACACAGCCTGAATGCGTCAATAGCTACCGTGACATTTTGGTCACCCATTATTTCGCCAAAATTGTTTTCTTTAGCGTCCCCAAGAATACCTTTGCCGCTATGAGCAATACCATAAGGCGGGTCAGTAAACACCATGTCAGCTTTATCGCCGTTCATGAGCTTATCCACCGCGTCTATGCTCGTACTATCACCGCACATAAGCCTGTGATTGCCTAGTATCCAAATATCCCCAGGCTTGGTAATAGGCTCCTCTGGAGTCTCAGGTACGGCATCCTCGTCTGTAAGACCTTCTGTAGGTTCTAACGAGTTCAGCAACCCGTCTAGCTCTTCCTTGCTGAAGCCTAGCATCTCAAGGTCAACGCCTTCTATCTCAAGTTCTTGCAACTCCAGCTTGAGTAAGTCGTTATCCCACCCTGCGTTCAGGGCCAGCCTGTTATCTGCAAGGATGTATGCTTTGCGCTGAGTGTCGCTTAAATGAGACAGTCTGACAACAGGAACCTCGGTTAGACCTAACTTTCTCGCAGCGGCTAACCTTCCGTGGCCTGCAACGATTGATTGATCGTCTGCTATCAGGATCGGGTTGTTGAACCCAAACTCTTTGATGGATGCTGCTATTTGTGCAACTTGTGCGTCGTCATGCGTCCTTGCGTTTCGTGCATAGGGTAGCAATTGACCAATAGAAACCATTTCGATTTGATTCACCGTATTCTCCGCTGGAGGTCATCGGTTTTTATTCCTCGCCGAGATTGCCTTTGCTTTCGCTCTGGCATCTTCCTTACTACTCGCACCCCATGCCTTTAGACTAAGAAGCAGTCTAGTAGGGCTACCATCAGGTTTACGCTCTGGGCCTGGCATGTTACCCATTCTCGCTAGGAAAGACGCTCTACGCGGGTTATCGCCGCTCTTAACAGGAGCCTTCAGGTTAGACCCAGGGTTTGCAGCCTCGTAGGACTTCCGACCTTTCTCGTTCAGGCCACCCTTAGCGTTCTTACCTTCTTTCCTAGTCCAAGCGGCAGTCATTTCTTTTTAGCTTTGCCAGCTTGAGATAGGGCAATCGCTACCGCCTGTTTCTGACTCTTGACAACTGGCCCACCCTTACCTGAGTGGAGTTGTCCTTTACCGAATTCGGTCATAACCTTACTGATCTTCTTCTCAGCCTTGGTCTTTTTCATTTCTTCCTCGCTGCTCTCATGTTATCCACAAGATTAGGGTAGGGTCTGCCAGCAGATGCGGCCATAGCCTTAGCGGACTTCTTCTCAGACTTAGAAAGAGGTTCACTCTTCCCCAGTTTCTTCGGTCTCGCCTTCTCCCATATCGCTTTCTTCATCGCCCATCTCCCAAGAAGCGCAAGACTTATCTGGCGCACACATAAAGTTCCACTGATGGCAATAACCCGCACCTTCTGGCAGGCAATCTTCCATGTCCATGTCGAAGTATTCGCAATTACCGCAACGCCTTTCTTGCGCTTGGCTTGCAGAGATGCGCCACTTTGCGCCCAAGTCTCTCCAGAACTGCGTATCACCATCTCGTTCAGGGCCATACATTGCCTTCTCTTTTGCGATTGCCTTGTTCTCTTCGTTCAAAGCCTCGTCTTGCGTTGGAAGCGGACAACTCTCATCCTCTTCCTCGCCTTTGATGACGATCATGACTTTAGGGGAAAGCAAGCCTTTCATTTCTTTTCCTTGGGTTGTAAAGGAATGCCTACTTTCCTGTCATACCTGATGGGTACAGGAGGCACTTTCATTCTGTAGGGAGACGGTAATGCTTTGCTATCCCCGGTTCGTTTTTCCACAGCCATGCTGCTGCCTCCTTGATGTTCTTAGAGTCGTCCTTACCAACCGTCTGACTGCCCGCGTGATGGACGTAACTCCTTGAAACAAAATGCTTAAAGTCACATACCGTAAGTGTATGACAAAACACGTTATCTGAAAACCAGTTGATGGGAGGAAACCTGACTGCTTGGAAGGCTTCCTTGGTTACGTAAGCAAAGATCGGCGCAATAACACCCGTTTCTTTGATCGTTTCTTCTTCCGCCCACTTTAACCCGTGTCTTGCACCGCCCTCGAACCGGATGTTCTGGGCTTCCAGGATGTAGTCAGACCTCGCGCCTAAAACTCCGACTTTATGTCCAGCCTTCTGTAGATGCTCGGCATCCTCAAGAATGAGTCTATAAGAGTCTGGAGTCAGACAGATGTCGTCGTTGGCAATGATGACTGCATCGTGGTATTGGAATGCGTCGTCCATGATCCGGTTGTAGGCATCACCAAAGTTACCCGACGAGTTGAGTACCCACTTGTAAACTCGTTCGTCCATTGTCTCGGTTCTGCTCGACAAATAAATAGGCGCTTCTTTGGCGTATAGACGGATGCTCGACAACGTGATTTCAAGACTTGGACTCCCTACCGTACAAATGAGTATCGGAACTTTTTTCATACTCCGCCATCCTATGGTGGGCTACCACCTGAAAGTATTTGTTATTCATGAGGTTTTCTGTACAAACATTAACCTCTAACCCGTTTCTGTCTGCGATGATCGGAAACGACAGTTGATCCTGTAGCGTCCATTTCATCATCTCGATCCACCAGTCTTGATTAGCCTGGGGATTGATGTAACTCCGCTTCCAACATAAAACCCCGCCAGCAATAAGACCTGCATCCTGCGGCCAACCCTGATCCCGATAGTGCTCGACCTGGGCCAAGATAGGTTGGTCTTGATACTTAACCATGTCCCAACACTCTCCGGCCTCTTGATAGATACAAGTCCGCCAAGGGTGTTGGAATGCCGCCATCGTATCTCCGGCCTGGTCGATCATGTAAGCCACAAACTCAGTGCTTGTGATCCTTATCGACCCGTCTATCCAGATCACGTAGTCCTCAGCAAACTCTAACTTGTCTGGGAATACCTTAAACCACTTGGCATCCATGCGTGGATCTGAAAAACGTCTGCTTGTGATGACTTGCTGCCATCCTTGAGGCTTCTTAGCACTGTCCAGGATCGCGTAGAAGGCCGTAGGAACGCTTTGTTTGACCGCGTAGTGCAACGGGTCATAGTCGCCAAAGATCGCCGTGTAGACCGCCGCATTCATACAAAAAAACGCCCAACGTCGCGTCGGGCAAAGGAGGGGAAGGAGCCAACTTTCATTTTAACCCATACCTTATTTCTTTGAGAATCTCTTCTGCTTGCAGTCTTAGGTCTATTGCTTTCCTGTGTAGCTCTACAGACAGATCGACGATTGCTAAGGCTCGTTGTTCAAGAGCACTTGTTGACTGCGCCTGCTCGATGATGTCTTGTGCGGCACTCATGGCTGCTGCTTCGTGTAAGTTCATGCGACCCTCAAATTGAACGGATTATTAAAAAAATTGATGTCTACGCCTTCCTCTTTTTGCTTAGGCTTGGATAGAACAGGCTTAAACTTCTTCCTCGGCCTGGACACCTTCTTGACCTCGTACTCATCCTTTACCCACTCCCAAACCCTTTCTTTGGTAAACGGGTCTATCCTAAACGATGTTTTTATACAGCCTTTTTTAAGCAAAGCGTTTAGGCAGTTCACAGTCGTCTGTTTATCGATCTTTGTCTGTAGCCTCACTGACTTTAAGTCAGCAGGTGTCTTGCGCTTTTTTAGGTAAGCAAGAATCTTCTTTTGTTCGTCAGTCATCCTATCCTCGCTATCTCTCTTTCTAAGTACCAAATAGCCTTCTTAAGATCTTCAACCTCTTTACCTTTTAAGCTCGCTCTCCAAACGTATTTCGTAGCATTACCAAGGTTGAAAGACATGTGCTCCGTGATCTCTATGCACTCTACGCCAGACGGATGAGACGTGTAATGCTTAGGATGGTTTACGTTGTCTTGAACCTCCCATTCATCAACAGCGCAACAATGTCCGCATCTTGGGCATTCAAAAGAATCTTTCATATTGTGGTCGCCACTCATGTGTTCTCCTGATTTAGCTTAGTTATTTCAGTCGTAGTCCTGTTACGATATCTACCACTTCGCCGCCCTCTGATATCCACGCCACCGGCTCTTGCTTTTCTTGGTGCGGCTTCTTGGGAGAGATGTCATCGCGCCGTCTCAATCGCATCTGTGCTTGCAGGTTAGGATTGTCAACCACTTCATAGACTTCTGAATCTTCAGATTCATATCTCACGACACGGAAATCCACTTCGTGAATCAGTTCACAATCACAGCACTGCATTAGATAACCTACAGGCTTGGGGCATACCCAGTCGCACCACCCGTCTTCCACTTCTTCCTGCGGCTTGCACTGAACCGCACCCCACACGCCAACCTCCCCAACTCTTGCTAGATCTGTCTCCAGTGCTTGTCGCAGGGCGTTAATCGCTTCCGAGTAGTAATCTTCATCACTAAATTCCATGCGAGCCACATCGTTTGCATCCTCCAACGCCTCCAGCGCCTGTTTCATAGCTTCTCTGCTCATATGTTTTTCCTTTTAATTGCTTCCTCAAGTGCTCTAGCAACATCAAGCCAACCACCACCTTCAAGAACGTCATCAATTGCATCAAATACTTCTTTATCAGTCAGCCCTACCCATTGCTTTGGTGCAGCGTAAAGCCTGTCGCCTAACTTTATGTCTTTAGCGTTATCCCATGCGACCATCGGCCTGCCTGTTTTCTCGAACAGGTAAACATGCGCTACATGTCCGTCATCCGTTGGTGTCTTTGCTGTTTTGTTTTCTCTCATGCCATATCCCCTCTATAAAGTTGCCAAGCATCGCTAAGTTCTTCCCTAGCAATCCTTACCCTAAGCCTCATATGGTCAAGATCATCAAGAAGAATTCTTAACTCGTTGGGATGAACCATCACATACGTTGTTTCGTCTGCTAGCTTTCTCAGTAGTGCGTAGGCTTTCTCTTTGTCTGTCATCAAAATTCCCCTTCTAAATTGCGAGGTCTAATTATTTGCTTGAGTTTTGCAACCTGCTCTAGTCCTTTAGTCTTATCTATTGTCATTTCTAGTCGCTGATAAAACGGAGGAGGAGCCTGCCTACACAAAGACCGAAACTGCAACACGT